GAGCAGATCGGCATCGACGCCGGAGCCCGAGCCATCGACCGTCAGCAGCTTCGCCTTGATGTCCGCCGCCGTGTAGGTCGCGGCATCGAGCGGCGTGAAGCCCAGGCGGGCGGTGATGTTGGTGTAATAGCTGCCCTCCTGCCCATCGAGCAGGTCCGCATCGAGACCCGATCCGGCGCCGTCATTGCTGGCGCGCCACACGTCGGCGAACAAGCTTGACAGCCAGGCGAAGACGGATGTCTTCATCTTCTTCGGCGTCACTGCAGTTTCGTCATTCGTGCCGGTATCGGCCTGCGCCTGGGTGGAAAGCCGCAGCACACCCTTCACCGTCTCGCTGGCCGGCGGATTGACGAATTCGAGATCGCCGAACGTGATGTCGGCAGCGGCGATATCGACCAGCTTGATGTCCTGCTGCAGCAGCATGTTGGTCGCGGCCGTCTTGATGAGCACCGGCTCGGCCTGGCCGTAGATGGCAAAGAGCGTGCCGTCCGCCAGATAGAGCGCGAAGGCGCGCAGCGAATAGGCGTCGCTGCTTTCGTCCGTGACGGTCACATGGATGATGTCATCGGCCACCATTGTGCCGGCGACGGTGGCAAGGCGCTTGACCTCCCCGGCAAGCGCGGTCGCCGCGGCATCGGGCGCGATCACCTCCTCGGACAGGCCGGCCTGGGTGATCGTCACCGGCGCCGTGCCCGTGTTCTGGGCGTTGACGATGGCGGCACGGCCGGCATCAGTGATGATGAGCGTAAGGGCCATGGGGCTCGTCTCCTATGCGGTCATGTCCAGGCGGGCGCTCAGCAGCGGCCGCGCGCGCGCCGCTAGGCCGATTGCGCCGGCCGCGCTGATCGCCAGCGTGAACTCGAAGGGTCGAGAGAGCGGCTTGGCGCGGGTGACCTGCCGCACGGTCGCGTCGATGAAGTCCGCGTCCGGCGGCGCGCCGTCGATCTCGGCGAGGGCGAGTACCAGCGAGAAGCTGCCGGGCTCGCCAGGCGGCTCCATCTCCCACCACTCGCGGATGGAAATACTGCCGCCGAACGCGGCGACGGCGGCCCGCACGGCGGAGAGCGTGCCCTTACGGCGGTGAACCTCGATCGCGCTCGCCACGATCTGGCGGCGCACGCTGAGCGGCCATGCCGGATCCCACTCATCCACGGAAAAAGTCCAGGCGAGATAGGGCAGCAGCGCTGGCGGACAGGTCCACGGCGACCAGATGCGGCGGTGCGGCATATCCACCGCCGGCAAAGCTACGGCATCGGCCAGCGCCTTCTCCAGATCCGAGGCATTGGGCGGCAGCAGCATCATTCGGCCTCGCCACCGCTGGTGAGCGTGATTGCGGTGCAATGCGACGCCTCGCCATCATCGATGACGATGTCGGCGACGGGCAAGGCGAGAGCCACGTTGTGCACGCCGGCGACGTGCAGCGCGGCGAAGATGCCGGAGAGCGTAATATCGCGGCCGAAGCGGTGCTGCTCAGCCGCATAAGCTTCGGCGCGCGCCTGTGCCTGGGCGAGCACGATCGAGGCGTCGGGGCCGGGCAGGAATGTCAACTCGGCCTCGATGGCGTAAGGCACAATCGCGGCGCTCTCAACGGTGAGACGGTCGCCCACCGGCCGCACCGTCTCCGCATTGAGCGCCGCCGCAACGGTCGCGAGCAACTCGGGCGAGGCGGTGCCATCGCCGGTGCGGGAGAGCACATGGACCGTGACACAGGCCGGCGATGGCGAGCTGGCGGACGCATCGAGCACATCGGGATCCGCGTCGCGCGCGTGCTTGATATAGCTGCCCGCCGGCCCCGCTACCGAATAGCCCTCGGGCGCCAGGACGATGCGCTGGCGGAACGCCTCGTCATCCTCCATGACTGCCGGCGTGCCGCTGTCCGGATCTGCCGGCGCCAGCTCGAAGCGCGTGACGCCGAAGCGCGCGCCGATCTGGTCGAGATCAGCGCCCATCGCATAGGGCAGCATGACGGCGAGGCAGCTATCATTGGCGGCCTGCCGGTCGAGCATGCGGAAATAGGCCGCCACCTCCAGCACCTTGACGGCCGGGTCACTCTCCAGCGTGTCGTCAAACTCGGGGATGAGGCTCTTCACCCGCGCCACCATCTCGGCGCGAATGTCCTGATAGCTGATCGGTTGGATCACATCGGGCGCCGGCAGGCGCGAGAGGTCGATCCCATTGAAGGTGGCGGCGTCGGTCATGGCGCCACCAAAGCCACGCGCCCGGCGATTTGCATCCGCGCGCGCTTGTGATGGCGCACTTCACAAGTCCGCGCGTTGGATCGCGCGCGCGGTGCTCGCCACGCTCAGCCAAAATCACCGAGCATGGAGCCCCGTCATGGCCAAGGCCTACATCACTCGCCACTCCGTCAACGCTCGCGCCTGGGCGCGTCTGAGCAGCGGCGTGCCCATCGGCGCCGTCGGCGCGCAGATCGGCGACGCGCTCGATCTCGATCTTGATGATGGCGAGGCGCATCACACGCCCCCGGCGGCGGCCGCGGGGCTCTACAAAGTCAGCATCGACGGCGCGAACGTGCGCCTGCGCATCGGCGAGGAAGCCGTGGCGGATGAGTCGGGCGAGATGTGGTTCGACGGGACGATGCATGCGCTCGTCTTCGTGCAGGCCGGCGAGCGCATCTCGGTCCAGGTGGCGGCATGACGATCGGCGGCTTTGGCGCGGGCCAGCGCGCCGCCCGGATCCGCGCCCGCAACCTGCGCGCCACTGTCCAGACGGAGACGGCAGGCGAGCTGCGCCTGCCCAGCTTCGGGCTCAAGCAACCGGTCGTCTACGCGAAAACCTCGGGCCATGCGGATCTCGCGCTCAACGCCTCCACCGGGGTCATTGCCTGGACAGTGCCCTTCGAGGAGAGCGAGCTGCGCCAGATCAGCGGCACCGCCACCGGCGACGATGATTGCAGGGTGACATGGGATTTCACGCTCATGGGCGCCCTGCCCAAGCCGCTGCCGAGCTGGACGGTACAGCCCAGCATCAGCGGTATCGCGCAGGTAGGATCGACGCTGGACGGCCATGACGGCACCATCGCGTCCGGCGCGGTTTCGGGGCAGCAATGGCTTCGCGACGGCGCTTCAATCGAGGGCGCAACTGGATCCGATTATCTTGTCGGCGAGGCGGATATCGGCGCCCTGCTGGCCTACCGCGTCACGGCAACCGGCCCGGGAGGCACGGCGAGCGCAACCAGCGCCGCCATAGGGCCCGTAGTGGCCGAGGACGGCGAGGAGCCGGAGGAGCCGGACACTCCCGTGATCGGACATGAGACCGGCGTCTTCGCCAACCAGGCGGGCGATGCGGGTCAATGGTATCTTGATGGCGCGGCGATCGAGGGCGCAACCGCTGCAAGCTGGGCGCCGGGCGATCTGGCCGATGTCTATGGCCGCGCTGTCTGGCAGGTGGCTGGTGGCGCCACCAGCAATGTCATCGTCCTTGTCGAAGATGCGTCTGTTATCACGCATGTGGCGTTCGCCGAGGAGGGAGCCGGTACAAAACTCAGCGCGCTGGGCTACGAAATGGTAGACATTGGCGGCCAAGCGATCGCCGCCGATGAGCGAGGCCTCGTCACCACGGCCGGCATCCTGAATAACGGCAGCGAGGCCGGCCCGTGGGGGCGCCTCACCGGCAACCTCGCGGGTCAGGATCTGGGCAGGTGCGTGGCTCTACAAGACGTCGGTGACGTAAATCACATCAACCAGATCGATGTGCCTTTGACATCAATCTCGACCTCCAATCCACAGGCGGCCTGTCCGGTCGTAGCATGCCACGACGTCAACAACTTCGTGTACCTGTACGTGGTGGGCTCCGACCTGCAGGCTCGCAGGGTCATCGACGGCGCAGAGGCGCAGATGAGCCGTCCCGAGGGCGGGAGCGCCTATCTCCGACTGTCGCCCGGCCTGAGCCAGCACGATCGGATCACGGTGAAGGTGCGTCTCGGGGCCATGCAGGTCGCTATCAACGACGTGCCGCACTCTTTTGTCGGCGGCACCGGCACAAGCGAGCCCGCCGACTACTGGCTGCCGCTGCCACAGACCATTGTGGATCTGAAGGGCGAGAAGATTGGCCTGATGGCGCGCGGAGGTGCAGGCGGGCGCTTTGCGTGGGTAGGCAATCATTGGTTTGGAGCAAGCAACCAGGCGATCATCATCGGTTCGGCTACGATCAATGAGGAGACCGGCGAGACAAGTGCTCTGCGCGGCATCCGTCTCCAGGGCGTCGCTTGGGCCAACCGCCTTAACAATGCCGAGGTGCTCCTGATCGACGAGGGCACGGGGCATCTCCTGGCCGACTGGCAAAGCGTTGAAGGCGCGCCGGGCGCGGGGACGGACTTCACAATCGATGTACCGCTTGACCTGTCCTGGAGCGATCTGACGGTGCGCTATGTGCTGCGCGATACCGTTCACAAAAATGAGGCAGCGTCCGGCACCATCCTCATCCCGATCTACCAGACCATTTTCCCCTACAAGCGGGGCATCAACGAGTCCTTCGTCAACTACTTCGGAGCGAACAACCGCGAGAACAATATTTTCGACGCCTCGATGTTCTCCTTTGACCAGCTCACCAACGCTAACTCTGTCGTGTCTTATGCGACGGAAGCGGGGCTGGACGACGAGGGCCAAGTCTACGCTTACCCCTACGACCCAGTCAAAGACATCACTGCAACTCGGGTCTTCTTCCGCTGCAAGCCCGGCCTCAAAGTGGGCGATGAGTACATCGTTAGATATCCCCCCACCATGACGGCCTCATGGTGGAACGCCTCCACCTTTGTGGAAGTGTTGCAAGCCCCTGCTGACGGCACGGCTCGAATTAAGATCCTGCGCTCAGACGACTCTGTCACCGGGCTGCGCCTGTCCGGACCTATCCCTCCCGAAGGTGTTGGGCCCAAGAATGTCACCATGTATCGCGCGGACATTGATCCCGAAACGGCCGGTTATCTCGGCCCTGATTTCACAGATGCTTACGAATATTGCGGGTGGCAGGTCTACCGCAATATGTCGGCGGACGCCCTCAACCAGCGCTACAGCTATCCCCGCACGTTCCTAAACCGCGCCGGCCAGAACATCGGGCCGCTCTCGGCCAAGGCGTGGGGCGCGATCAGCCACCTCAACGGCGGCCAGGACATTCACATCAACCTCTTCGCCGGTATGTCAGATACCTTTGTCCTGCAGTTTTTCGAGGAGCTTTGGCAGGTCATCCACCCCAACAGCAAGGTGCGGGTCGCAGTTCAGAACGAGGTCTGGAACAAGACCATCGGCAACAGGATCTACAAGGATTTTGCCTATGAAGGCGTGACCAAGGGCTTTCACGCTTCGCCCTTCACGCCCATTCCTGAATTCGTCCGCAGCCTCCGCAGCGAGGCCACGAACCGCGACACCGGTGCGCTGAAAGTCCCGCTGTCTGCCGGCGACTACATCTATTGGGACAAGAACGGCGTCGGCAGCGTGATGCACCAAACGCTTAAGCCCCGTAATGTCGGTGACATTATCGACGAGAGCGACCCG